TCCCGCAGAGTTTAGCGAAATAGAGTTTGTGCCAAACGCTAATGTCCCGGTAAAACCAGTCATTATTAACGTCTGAACCGTAGGACTAATATCTAGCGTTACGGTTCCAGCACCAGAAGATGCGTTAAGGTTAACACTATCAGCAGAGCCAGGAACAGACGCACCTGATGCTCCACCAGAAGTGGAAGACCAGTTGGTCGTACTTGACCAGTTACCGTTACCCCCAGTAACCCAATAACGAGCAGCCATTAGACCACTACCTCTTCAATAACTTCAACAGGCGGAGGAGGAGGGGGATTGAGAATAGAATCAATCCACTTATCCAGACGCTGTTGCTTCATAGCTTCAATAGTTACATCATCAGGCACTTGGTCGTCAGCAAACCACAGTGCATCAGCAAACTTTCCATACTGAGTTTGAAATTCAAAGTCAATCTTCATGCTTACTCCTTAGGCTTGCGTAGCAACAGCAATTATATCCCAAAAAACATCTGTTGAATTATAAACGCAACCAATATAACTAACTTTTGAAGCAGTGGTAGTAGTAGGAAGTGTTACACCTACAGCACGGAAGGCTCCACTAGAGGTAGTCCAAGTAATACCACGACCTGTACCGTTGTCTTCCAACCGAATAATCAGCTTCTGTCCGTCCACAGGAGTACCACTAGGAGCGTTCAGGGTAATCGCCCCAGTCAAACCCATAGCATTGTACACATCGGTGGTATCGCCGTTAGGAGTCAATGAACCAGAAGTAGCCGAAGCAGTCACCACACGAGGATTAATACGCTTGTTTGTCAGCGTACTTGTGCTATTACTTGTAATATAACCAGCAGAAGCATGGTTACCCCAACCATAAGCCGTATCCCAATTGGTTTGACTAGAAGTAGTCGGAATGGAATAACCGGCGGTAAACGTAAGCGCTAACGTACCAGAGGTGGTTACAGGAGAACCAGATACTGTCAAACCCGTAGGGGCACTCAAGCCTACGCTAGTTACAGTACCGGAGCCACCACCGCCCCCGGAGTTAACGATCCACTTCAGGTTTGTACCATCGTTGGATAAAATCTTGTCTGCTTGTCCAACAAGCTCAGGAACACGGTTGTCAGCATTACTGAATACTCGGATCTTCTCAGCAACAGCCTTGGTGAATACCTTACCAGCCTCAATAACCGTACCATCAGTGAGAGTAATAACCAACTCACCGTCAATGTCCACCTTGGCTTTGGAAACACCTACACCATCTTTACCATTCTGACCATCTTTGCCATTAACACCAGGAGCACCATCACGACCAGGACGACCATCCTTACCAGGAGCACCGTCTTTACCGTTAAGTCCGTCTTTGCCCTTAAGAATACGGTCAACCTTGGTAACAAGTGTTGAATCCAGCCTATTAAACTTAGTCTCAAGATCGCTCTTAATGCCCCTAAGAGCTTCAACAACAAAGTCTACATTGCTTTTGAGCTGTTCTTTCTGCTTGGCTTTGGATTCTTTGATTGATTGCTCAATGGAAGCCAGCACTTGCATCTGGTCTTCATGAGTCATATCCTCCAACTGAAGTGTCTTAACGATACTGGATTTATCAATCATTTCGACAGCTCCTTAGAAAGCTGTTCCAAGAAGTCATTCTCAACTTTAGCCTGACTTTGCTTACGATCACTCATCTGAAGCTCAACAATCTTGGATTTATTCTTGATGTCAGCCTCTTTTAGCATTAGTTCAGCGATTTTAACACGCTTATCGAACTCTTTAGAAGCAAGTTCATCTTGATTAGGCAAGTTCTTAGTCGTAGCAGCCATCAATTCAATCTTAGCCTGCTCTGGCATCAACTGAGCCTCAATCATCGTCTTAGCAGCCTCAGCACGGTTCTGCTCTGCCTGCGTGGTATTCACAGCAATCTGAGCCTGAGCAGCCTGCAATGCCAACTGCTGTTGTGCCGCCTGCAACTGCTGTGCCTGCGGGTCAGGCTGGCTCATCTGATCCAATGCCTGCATCAGTTCTGCACGATTGGTAAAGCTGCTGTTAGCAACAATACCCTTCATGATCAATGGCAGCACTGGGGTGTTTGGCCCCAGCGTCTGCAGCAAAGAGATAAACTGTTGTTGCTCATACTCACGAGCAATAATACCCAGCGTAGCAGTTGGGATAAAGTTAAGATCCACAGTCGGATAACGCTCAGGATCGAACTGCATATACCGGAATGCAGCCTTCTTGATGAACGGGACCAAGAAATCTTCCTGGAAGTTAATCAAGGTCCGCTTGTACTTCTTGATGATCGAGGCCACAGCCAACGAAATACCGCCAGAGGAAGCATCACGAGCCACCTGCGACACCATACCGTTGCTATCGAGCGTACCAGTAGCTTGTAAAAGCAACTGCTGGAACACTTGAGCGGTCTGAAGATTGCCGGGGTCGGTATTACCGAACTTAAACGGATACAAAATATCGGATGGAGAACCGTTAGTCAATAACGCCTTCCCCGGTTTCACTTCAAACTTAGCGCCACGAGGCAAACGAGTTGCATCCATGGCAATCATGGGAGAAGTTGTCAATGCCAGCGAGTCCAAGTGACTACGAATCTGTGCATCGGCAGCTTTCTGCATATTGTATGCCTTCTCAACCGTGCCACGACCTAGCAAACGGTTGGGAACAGTGTCATCCTGGTAGCAAACCACAGGACGATCCTTCATCATGTACGGGTTTTCTTCTGCTTTAAGCAGCAAACCCTCGTTGGCGATCACAATAATCGCTTCAACAAGGTCAGAATAGTCTTCAGCAGCAGAACCTTCAGGGAAAAGCTCTACAACACCCTCTTCTTCATCCAGTTTCTGCAAGTATTCACGAGGAACCAACCCATAATACGTCAACAAACGTACCTTTTCGTCCTTAAACTGAGTGAATTCTTGTGTCGGATCAAGATCTTCATCATCAGGATCAATACGAATGTCAGCTTTACGGTAAATTCCCTTCTCCATGCCTTCCACAACCTTGTGGATAGACACAAACTTCTCGATGGCAACACCCATACAGTCTTCGATGCTCGTACCGTTGGGGTCAAACAAGAAGTTCTTGGGGTTCACAGGCATGATCTTGACCGCAATACGGTCCTTTTCCATCACACCAATGGCTGCTTGCCCTACAACACCAGGGATAGGCTGCGTTGTGGGGATATATTCTTTTTCAGTCTTAACAACAATCTCACCGATGCCAGTACCGTAGATCTCTGCCATCAGTTCAATCTGGTCGATAGCCTTACGGATCTTGTCTTTCTTGAAGTCTTCAGCCAGTTGCTGCTTGATCATCATAACGTCAATGGGGGAACCATCTACGTCCTGAATGTCATCCTCAATGTCAAAGAAGTCACCCTGCCCGAAGATAGCTTCCATGATCTCAGCATGGCGAGTCTCTACTGCCTGCTGAGTGCCGGGAGTGATCACTTGGCTGCGCTCAGAATTACGGGTGCGGTCCTGCTCTGCAAACTCACCACGGAAGATCCTCTCGTACTCCAACCAAGCTTCAAGAAAGTTGGTATCACGGTAGTTACGCCACCGATCACAGTGATCAACAACAAAAGCGACTAACTCTTGGTCAGATTCACTTGGTTGCTCAAATTGGTTATTATCCATTGTGTTCCTTACCACTTAATTTTGTTGCTCCAGTACGCCGCTGACATCTTACCCTTAGCAATGTTCTTGGCATGACGAGCCTTGAAAGCCTCATTACGGGCTGTACCATCAGGAGAACCTTGAACGCCTTGCTGTCCAAAGCGAATCAACTTAACCTCATCACCATCCTTAGCCAGCACAACGTGAGACTTAGTTGGATGACCCGGAGTACGCTTAGGTTTGTTATAACCAGCAAACTCCTCTTTGCCACGTTTAATCATGTTAATATCCCGCTACTACGTCAATCGCTTCCCAATCACTGTCTTCTTCCTCGCCCATGTACGAGGTAACAGCCAATTGATCAATGTAAGAAAGTGCATCAGGAAGGTCATCATGGATCCCGGGCGTGGGAAACATCAGCAACTGATCAATGAACTCATCCCAATTCTCGTCAGAATTAAGTATTATTCTACCATGTTCAAACCGACCTTGTAAAGACCAAA